AGTTATAGTCTTGAGTTTTGTTTTTAAGGCTGATAGTGTCATTGTCTTTCATTTATTGCACGCTGAAAACTTAAATAATTATAAAACTCAAATAACTTAACCCGTTCAATCTCTTCAATCTTTCCCAGTCCTCCATACCCGGAAGCCTCATAAATCAAACCTCGACTTCCATATTTTGATAAGTCATTGCCCGATCCCTTACCTCTCGGATCTGTTTTGGGAGCTTTCCAAATAATTGGATAATCATTGAAGAGCCGGGAACTCGCTGAACAGTGTAAAAAAAAACACTCCAAACTACTGACATCTTACATCTCATCATTTGTTCCTGTCTTTCGAGTGCTTTGCGTTCATCGTACTGCTCGCCTTTTTTCCTGCAATAGATAGCCATAAACAACGCTAACCGCTTTACATCATTCCTCCCTACCTTCATCCCTCGGAATATATCTGAAGCCTCTGAATAGCTTATTATCGGCTCATTTGCTAATGGAATAGATTGACCATTCAATTCAAGTGATTCAGGAAGATAGTAAGTATTTAATCCTATCCTGAATTTACTTACTTTCTTTGGTTCATATTGAGTAATCTGACCCATAAAATGAATCACTGGTACATTATACAACAAAGATACTACAAAAGGCTTAAAGTAATATTCGTAAAGATCATTTACTTTATCTTCAGGAAGTGATAAAATAACTCTCGAAGGAATATTTGAAAGGCATTTTATAACCTTTCTGTAATATGCCGGGAAGTCATTAGTAAGTTGTTTGTCGGTTATTTTTGAAACTGCTTTTATATATTCGGCAAGTGTTTCAGTTGAGAACTTACCATCAGCAATAATAAACGATTCATAACCTTCAGGCATATTGATTGCCGCCAGATCGCAAAACTGGGATAGTGTTACATCATCCCATGAGTAAACACCCTTAAATCGCTTCTTATTGATTGTAATTGTTATCATACCCCTAAATCTTCATACCAATTAAATCTAATTATTGCCTGAGTTGTTTGCGATAATCCAACTACATCAAATCGGTATATAGAGTTGCTTTTTAAAACTATCTCTGATTGACTTCTTTGACTTCCTCCTGATGTCTTCCCTGACCCCGCTATAAATGATTCAAATAATGTTCCATTGGTTGAAGTAACACCTGAAGTTATTGTTATCGCTGCTGCATTAATAGAGTTCCTGTTTCGGTTGATCTTTGCCATTGCAGTACCTCCGGTAAATGTAGCAGTGTGATATTTTCTGACTATACAACTACCCTCATAGGTATCTACTGAAATAACCATGTGAGGCATACTTCCTACTGGCACAGTAACCACAAACTTAACCGTTCCTGTGCCAATAGATAACTGTTCCAATACTGCAATAAAGCTCTCCCCTTCATGTATTTGATGATGTTCAAAGTCCATAAATACAGGAATATTTGAGATAGGATCACCCGGCCCGATCATAACTTGCAAAACATTTACATCAGGGGGGGTCTGTACTCTTTTCCCGTAAGAAAGTAAATTACCCGCTGCATCTACTAACTGTACTTTATGACCGTCTGCAAGTTGTTTTGCAGATGTTGCCGCTCCCGTAGGTAAAGCGGATGACTGCACACTGACCGGCTGAATATCTGTCCGTCTTGAATGTAGTTGTAACTCCTCAAGAACAGTAGTTGTTTCCCGTGTCAGAGAAGTACTCATAATCCAAATTGATTAATATTCCACTGTGGAGTAAATTTCCAGTCAGGATAATCTGCAATGTTTGTGTAAAGGAAGTTATAAGCTGAAGGGTCTGCATTAAACACTCTGGAAGGTGTGAAAGCATCCTGATAATATTCCTTGTATTTAACAGGAATAATGCCATATAAGGCTCTCAACCGTTCCCATGCGTTCAGTAGTTTACCTTCAGGACTTACCCTCGTCCATGCTTCATTCTGATTTGATACCTGCATACTTACTCCCGAAGCCCGTAATCTGGTTGAATCTCTTTCTACATACTTATAATAAACATAATACGCAATTAAAGATTGAAGTTCAGCATTTGCCAAGCCTCCCCATTTTAAAAGAATGTCCTCACCTTTATAAGTTAAAGTAAATTCCTTCCCGTCAACCAGGTCCTTATACTTTTGAGTAGCCGGCACAAAGTTAGTACAGTCTGCAATCAGGAGAGAATACAATTTATAACCGAGTAACTGAATCAGTATCTCTTTCTCGTATTGCGTAATCGCTTGAGTTACCTGAACATCAATAGAGGCATCAGGAATATGAATCTCTCCGACAAAATATGTACTATCAATGAATGCCATTACTTTTTAGTTTTAAGTTTTCTTTTAGCTTTCACCTTTTTGGGTTCTTGAGATTCACTATCAAAAGGGGATGCGGCCCCCTTTTTAACCAAGATTGCCGCAATCACCCCATGAAGTTTTTTACCTGTTTTTGTTATTGCTTCCATTAGTAAAGCATTAATATAGGTCCTTTATCTGCTGTAAACGTAGTGCCAGGAGTAATATTAGCATTGGTATCCCAAGTTCCGGCTGCCGTACTTGCTATAAATTTACTCCCTGGTATTGGATAAGCTCTAAACTTTGCAGTTGTTCCATTGAACTGAACAGCGGCATAATACCTACCTGAAACAGCTACATAAGGAGTAGTGAAAGCAACTGACTGAAATTGTGCTGCAGTTCCTACTATTGCCCCGTGTGTTGCTCCTGTATGTCTTGAGGTAGCTACCAGTGTCCCAGCTGAATTATAAAGATGAACCATTACCGAATCAGTACCACCTACTGAACCAACTAAATAAGCTAATCCTGTGACTGTAATACTGTGAGGTATTTCAACCTCAACCCACCAGCGCGCGCCATTTGAACAAGCAACATCAGTTCCCGATGTAGCCAGAACAGTAGCCCCGCCTTTTGCCCATACAATAGGACTCGCATTCGAGTAAGAGTGTCCTCCTGTTTGAAAATTAACTGCACCATCTGAAGTAATCGCACCTATTCCGGTTAAATCTCCGGTTGTACTTATATCCCAGTCAGATGAGTTAACAGCTACCGTATTAGACCCTCCCCCTATTGTTACAGCGGCATTAGTTGTACCTGTTCCAATATTAGTCGCAAAGTTACTCGAAGCATTAAGATTAATAGCGGCACCTGTTAGAGTAGCCCCCAGTGACCCTGTAAGTAGTCCGTTCATTGTTACTGCTCCGATTCCAGTCATTGCACCCGTAGCCGAAATATCCCAATCAGAGGAATTAACTGCTATTGTGCCGGTGCCATCTCCAAGAACCATTGCTGTAACTTTACCAATATCATAAACATTGGCAGTCCTCACATCAAATGCAGTTACTTGAGTACATTGAGCTGCTCCTGATGCTACATAGGAAATCTTTAGATAATTATAAGCTAACGGCACTGTGCTTGTTATTGTTGCTGGATTATCTCCACTCGTTGTCCATGTAATAGGAGTGCCAATAGGATGCCAGTTATCAGTAGCTGTAACTCGTCCCCTCAAAGTAATCACCACTGAAGGATTGCCAGAGTGCTTAACAAGTGAAGTAGTTATAGTCTGATGCTGCAAATACTTCTGAAGGTTTGTAATAGTGATAACCAGCGAATCGCTTGCAACTATAAAAGAACCTCCACGCCCTGCAATAGAGTCAGCAGCAGTAAAAAGAATAGGCCTGCTTAATGAAGCATAACCCTCACGTATTGCTCCAGATTTAGTTGGGCCTGCTGCAATGCCAGCTACCGATAAGGTAGCCAGCATTAAGATTACAAGTAACTTTTTCATATTAAACAACTGTTATGTCAGTTACAGCAGCATCCAGGTCAGAGCAGTAAATAACTGCAAGTGCATCCCTTACAGCAAATGCAAGACGGACGTTAATCCTTACGGTCTTCCATCCCTCTGTGAAGTCGTTACCATCATAACCAACCTCGAGGGTCATTTGCTTACGGTCCCCAATCTGAACCATTTTATTCGAAAGGACAATAGCAGCATCAGCAGCAAGGTTTGTATTCCTTCTGATCATCATACCGCATATTGCAACCGGCTCACCAAGTGCATCAAAAGCAACCCTACGGTCAACCTTTGAATTGTCAAGCTGATCTTTTTCAGCAGCAAGTTTGCGAACTGTAAGAGGATTCAAGATGATTTCATCAAGAAGATATTTACTTGTTTCGCCCTGATCTTTCATCAGTGAGATACAATCTACTCTGTTTGCATTCGGAATTGAAGCAGCGTAAGTAGTAGCACTTGCAAAGTCAGTTTTCTTTGAAGCTGCAAGAATACCTTTGATTGTCGAAGTATCATCACCGGCAGCACCAAGAATCTGAGAGTCGATGTTATCTTTGATTTTTGAAGGTGCTACGATTGAAATCTCCTGCATAATCTCAGGAAGATCATCCAAAGACTCGTCAGTAACACGGAATTTAGTTCCGATTGTTGCAGTTACAAATTCAACTGTCTTGAGCAGGAAGCTCGATCTTGAAGCAGTAGAACCCTGTGTTTTAGTTCCAGCTCCATCTTCGTAGGAATAAACAACCAGTATACTCATATACTTTCCTGATACCGGTTTTACAGGCATCCAGTCGGTAACGTGACCATAAACAGCCAAAGGAATACCAACTCTGTTAGGGTCAAGATCAGTAAGTCTTACAGTTGCAACGTTCGACTGAACTATTGCAGATTCTGACATATCGACTGATACTTTGAGGGCCATTTCAGGAGTCTGCTTGTTTCCAAGTTTCTTAAAATAATCTCTCATTGAGATTGTCTTATGTCCTTTTTCTGTTGATTCGGTAATCAGTGAAGGGATGTCTTTTGCAGATTCTTTGACTGCATCAACAAGAGCCTCAGCCAGTGTCATCGGCTTTACTTCCTGCTTGTTTGTTTTCTCATTCATTGCGTTAACTGAAGCAGTTAATTTTGCCTGTTCAGCAATCAGTTTATTCACTGTTTCAGGAAGTGAATCAATTTCCGGCTTGCTTAACTTTGCGATCCTGTCATTGAGATCAGCAATAGTTTTATCCAGGTCTGCTTTTTTTACGCCCTCTTTCTGAGAGTCAGCAATAAGCACCTGTATTTCTTTCAATAAAAGTTCTTTTTCGTTCATTTCAATTTAATTTTTAATGTTTTTAATCAAATAACTGTAATCAATTTTGAGTGGCTCAATTACCGGCTCTATGATTGTATCAGTGGACTCATCCGGCTGATTTTTTCCTATGCTAATTGTCGGCGTGGCTGTATTACTCCCAAGCGGAACGGCAGAACCTTCAGCACATTTAGCCTCCATGATATACCAAAAGTAACCTTTCTGATCTGCAAGGTCCTGATTTGCGATCTGTGGATAATATTTCTTCCATGCCTCAAACTCATTCAAGCATTCCTCATCATTGACAGCTAAATCCATTTTAACATAATACATACCAACGGAATGATTCTTAACCCATCCGTTCATGTACTGTTCCAACATATACTCGTTTCGCTTTCTTAATATGTTAGATTCAAAAACGAGTGCTTCTGTTTCACCTGAAAATGAGTAGCCAAGTTCCGACCATTTATAAGTCTTTGTGTAAACTGTTAGGTCCGATCCGTCTGCAATTATTTTGTCAAACTCCATCTCATGCTCCTGAAGGTGCATTATCATTTTATTCTCTTTAATGCTTTTTGTCCAGATACCTGGTAAATGAAGATCCCCATGAGAATCGAGAAAGTTAGTAGTATTGATAACACAAACGACCTTTAAAGAATCTTTACCTTCAAGTATCCCACTGAAAGAAGCCATCTCTTTTTTTGTGCCTACAATTACAGGTGCAACAACTACCGGGCAATCTGCTTCCTTCTTAACTGCTTTCTTTTGAGCTGTTAACTTCTCTTTATTGTCAATAAGGAATTTGAATAACTCCTTTTTTGTTGCAAACTCAAGATTCCCGTAGTGTTCCATTGCCTTACTTTTTTATTAATTTCTGATCGCTTAACTTCCGCATCTTTATTTCCCGGAGTTTCTTGATCTCTTCTAACTTCTTACTCTTGTTGCTCATTCTATTGGTATTATTGGCTCTATAATTGGTTCAGGTTTCTTTTCATCCCCTACGATTGTACGTGCAATGCCTTCTTCAAATGCAAAGAGTATTATGAGTAGTTGCACTTTTTGTTCATTAGTTAAATTCCGATCAACCATAATCGCGGTCAATGCCTGAGTTCCTCCGACCCCAATTACTTGTGCAAGTAGTTGATCACTGTCTTTAGCATTTAAAGCGTCCCACTGACTTTTTAATATGTCTCCACCTGCCTCCGGATCTAACTCAATCATATCAAGGTATTGATTCCTTGTTATCATATTAGCCTGATATGCCTTATCTGCTGTTGATGCGTTCATACTTAACGCTCCTGCTTTCTCTTTACGTGCTTCCTGAAGGGCTTGAATATGGGTAAAGTCAGTCCTTAACTCAAGACCGTATCTTCTTAAATTCAATCTTTCAGTAAAGTAAAGATCATCATTCTCAACCTTTGGAATGACTGTATCCTGATAAAGCCTCCTGACTGCCTGTATCTGATTCTCAAATGTTGCACCTGTTATGTATGTCTTATAAAGTTCTGGAGGCACTCCAAGACCATTAGATATGATCATTGCATTATTTGAGAACTCTTCATATATGCCAAGCTCGGAAGCGTTCATAATAGTTTTTATAAATTCAATGTCAGAGTAAGAAATAAGATACTGCTTCTGATCATCTAAAATCCCGTACTCTCTCTTGAATGTATCATCAATCTCTTTCTTTGAGGCTGCCGATAGTGGTATCTGTGTCCCGGTTGCATCTTTGTTATTTGCTTTGATAATACCCTGCATTCCCCGTGATTTAAGTATCACGTTCATTGCTTCGAAAGCTAATTGAGTATTTGTTATCGGGTATTTCAAAACCTCAAGACGGGAGCTTCCGATTATCGAATCACCTACTCCCGAAGTGTTGATGTCGTTAAAATGTATTATCGAAGCAGGGTCAAAATCTTTTACCGGTTGATGATTTGTAAGTGAGTACTTTTCAATTATCCCGGCAATGTCAACCTGATCATATATCTTACCTGTCTGTTTTACTTCCATATACTCAGACGGCAAATTATACATTGTCTGGATTGTCAATATGTCAGCCCCGAAGCTCCTTAATGGATTGTTAAGATATACATAATTATTCCCGAATACATAAAACATGAAAGCCCTCTCGTAGTCAAATTCCTTAACTGACTGTATAGGATTTGGCCTGTCAATAAATAACCTTCTGCATTCTTTTACTCCTGTCTTTCCTGATTCCCATGATACTTCCCGGCCTTTAAGATCAACCAGGTATTTCTTTCCGTTTGCTGAAGCCTTTGCGAGTATATCAATACAACCATATAGGACCGGATTAGAAGCGGCTGCCATTCTGTATTGTGACTTATTCGCAAGTGTCAACCATGCAGGACGATCTACTAAATATTGATAGTTATATTGGTTGATAGTGTTTCTGGTCACTGAAGACTGTGACCCTGAAAAGATAGAAAAAGGAAATAATTTATTCCAATCCATTATAAAACTTTATTTCACAAAATTACACCTTATTATGATATTTGTCATGTATTTTATGATATATTTTTTATGTATTAATTTATTTGTCTTCCGTAGGCTGTAACTTTCTGACTAACTATCTGATTTTAAAGTATTAGAAAATTCTACTTTTTTTAATAATTGATCCTCGTTTTCCTTTGGAACATAACGGACATATCCTATATCCTGTCTTAAATCTAATGGCTTTGTAATATATGAACACCCATTATATAATTTTTCAAACCACTTATCTATTGCAAAATTCTCGGTTTCATTTTCTGGTATAATGAATAACATTCCGGTATGATGTATTTCTGCTTTCATATAGTTAGTTTTAGTTATTCGTTCTTAAATAATCCGTGATACTTCTCAAGATAGGCACAAAGACCTGATAAGCTATCCGGTGCATCATCTTCATCTTTAGAAGTGTTAACAAGATTGACAACCTGATTAATGAACTTTTGCAGTGTTTCATTTGGATTCTCCGGGAAGTAAAAATACATCTTTATAAGCCCTGAGTTAGCAAGTATCCGCCCCATCTTATTACTCTTTGAATACATACCAAATAGTTCTACTTGTGGCATTAACTCCCGAAGTCTTCTCATAAAGTAAGCCCCGAAGCTATTTGATTCAATGGTAATCCTTCCGATCTGGTGTTCTTTTACTTTGCCCTGTACCTGTCCTTCCTGAACCGTTAAATTGCTCTTATCAAAGATAGCATCAAAGATATAGACTCTGTTTCCGTACACTCTGGCGATAGGCATTGAGAATGAATCTTCTCCTTCGTCAGCTGTATCACAATAGCCGATTGTAAAGTATTCCATGTCTGCAGGAAATTCAGTATATCTCTTTAGTGTCTTTTCCGGGAAGACCTGCCCCTCTCTCTCCGTTATCCAACCTCCCAAAATTATATTATCATATTCCTTCGGGTCCTCTAACTTAATCCTGTTATAGTCGTTTAGTATTGTCTTTGGTATCCGGGAAGGATCTGCATCAAGATATGAACTATGGATATACATTACATTATCCTTTATGCAGTTATCTCCTCCATAAAGTCCTTTCTTTTTAAAGAACTCTTTGAATATCCAGTGTTCCTTTGTAGTCGGATTGAGAATTAAGATAGTAAGGTTCCGTTTATCAATGGACCTAATAGAATAAAATATCTTTTTAAAGGTCTTGTAATCTGGTAACTCCTCAGCTTCATCATTAACAAACAGATTAAACCCTGATAATGATTTAAGGTTTGCCGTTTGTCCTAAAGACCCAGTCTTAATCCCTTTAAATGATATCCGGTTCCCGTTGTACTCAATATGGCTTTGAGTGTCTGTAATCTTTCCTGATAACCCTAATAGCTCAATCTTATCACTTACCTCCGGCTTCACTGAATCGGTTATACTCATATTTGTAAACCTGGTGTATAGAACATTCCATTTATAATCGTAGAGAGCTATTAAAGCAAAGATTGAAACAGTGTAAGATTTGAGTGAGTATCGGCCCCCTGTTATTATTATCGTATCTACTTCAGGATAGTAGTTATCATTGAACAGTTGAAACATCGGTTTGAACTTCTCCGATAATTCAAGGTCTTCCATTCTTAAAGTCTTTGAATGTTATTTGAGGGGGGAATAGGTCTTTACCTTCTGATCCTGTATGTTCACTTCTTGCAAGTTTCGGGATAACATACTCCGAAAGGTCGTTTATTATCTTAATTGCTTTCTCTGGGTCCTTCTCTGCGATCTTCTCTAACCAACCAGTAAGATTATCAAGATTAGATTCAATAAGCATACGGTAAGCCTCTTTAATGTCACGGGTAGTCTTATTGATTGCTCCCTTTGGCTTACCTTTAGGATTACCGGAATTACCCTTTCTAAAATTTGGATTCATTGTATGTCATTGTATTATTCAATGAAATTGCAATATTTCACAAAATTAATTCTATTTTATCACTTTCACAAATTTAAATTAATC